CAGCCGGCGTCGCGAGTTTAAGCTGTTCAAGCACCGTAACACTACAAGGAGCCAACGCGGCTATATTTTGTTCAGGTAATCAAAGGGTTACAGTAAACAATACATCCCCTTATGCGTATAAAACAGCCGGTGGTGCATGGGGAACTATTTCTGATGACCGTTTGAAAAAAAATAGCCGCCCGATAAATGATGCTATTGGAAAACTCAACTCACTCAATCCATGCCATTTTGAATTTAAAAACGCGGGAGAAAACGCAAACCCTGAAGGAACTCGAACGGGTTTTATTGCCCAAGAGTTTGAGCAAGTTTTGCCAGGACATACTTTTGAAATTGATCCTGCTTTTGATGCAGACAAGGCTATATTGGGCGAGGGTGTAAAAGCTAAAGGACTAGAAGCTGATTTGGTTCCTTACCTTGTGAAAGCGATTCAAGAAATGAGCGCAAAGATTGCAAGTCTTGAAACTCAACTTGCTGCACTTCAGTCAGGATAAATTAAGGAGGAGATCGTGGGTTATACTACCATTAACTTAGGTCTTACGCTCACGGTCCCCACTACTGGGACTAAAAATTGGTCGCAGGCCACACTTGTAGGAGCCTGGGAGAAGATCTCAGCGCATGACCATTCTGGATCAGGCAACGGAGAAAAGCTCACAGGTTCGTCATTCGCGCCAAACTTTGCATTAGTCCAGGCATCGCTACAGACGATTACTGCGCCTACGTCATCGGTGACTATCGACTTCGCAAACGGTAACATTCACCTGATTGATCTCACCGCGGCTACTGGAACCATGTCTATCGTACTGGCTAACCCTGTAGCTGGGGCCGAGTATAAGATTTTCATTAGACAGCCAGCTACCGCGCTTACGTTCTCGTGGCCAATTGCTCCGGCTGCCTTAATTAAATGGCCTCAAGGCCAAAGCCTTATACCGACCGAGAGTTCTGGAGCGGTAGATTCGATAACGCTTTACTATAATTCAGTAGACTCTGTTTACTATGCTGATTGGCAAGTAAACTATTCGTAAGGGGAATTTGCTATGGCGTTTGATCCTGTATCGATGGGTATTCTTGGTGGAGCCAGTCTTCTTTCTGGTATCTATCAAAGTAAGAAAGAAAAAGAAGCCCGTGAGTACGCCGCGAAGCAAGAAGCAGAGCAGTCCGCTCTTGATCGTGGGATGGAAAACGTAGGGCGCCAGCGTGAAGCTCAGGCTGCATCGCTTCAGGGGCTTATCGAAGCTTATAAAACGAAGATGAGGCGATAATGAATACAGTACCATCGCTCGGTGATTACATAAACATGATGAAAGATATTGATCAGCAAGGCAAAGATCGCCTTGCTGCTATGCAGTCCCCATCAGCTGCATTTCAAAAACCAGAATTTGGATCTCAATTTTCAGAAGGAAGTGGTCCATCACTTGGTGGTCCAGACGTAAAAGAATTAGATAAGATGCCAGAAGTAATGGGTAGCATGAAAGAAGCCGGTGTTGACCCAGGCGTTGAATTGAAAACTGGGATAAAAGGCGGATCTGAAACAGAAATTGGATCAGACGTTGGCGGAGCTGCCATTATGGCTGGAGCCAGCGCATTGAAGGGTATCCTAAAGGCTAATGCCGAGAAGGAAGCCATAGAATTCCAGAAGAAAAGAGAAATGACTGAGAGCCAATCCAAGGCGCAGCAAAAGACTGCTGCCCGCGGAATGGGTGCTGGCGTCCAGAATATGCAACAATTGATCGCTAACTTTCGCTCTGCTGCGAGATAAGGAGAACCATGAAACAGGATAAAATGTCGGCTGCTAAGATGCACTACGAACAACTCATGTCGGCCTTGGCTGCGCTTGGGATGAGCTTGGAGCAATTCCAAGATGAGATGGACTCTGAAGAGCCTGAAGAGATGGAAGAAGAGGGTGGAGAGTACTCTAAAGGAATGGAAGAGGCTCCAGAAGGCGTCAAGCAAATGCCGAGCAAGTCTAAGATTGCCATTCTTGTCGCTAAAATGAAGAACAAGAAGAAAGCTTAACAATGCGTAAACTGGAAACACTCATCACTGCAAGCCGGAGAACGACCGAAAACCTTGAGTTTACGGCTACTGCCGGGATTCAGGATGAGGAGTTCATCCAGTTCTTCAATGATGCGCAGGAAGAGATTCATGCGCTTATCAACGCTAACTGGCCCCACGTTCTGATGGCGTCAAAGATCATTGATCTTGTCTCTAATCAGGAGGCTTATGACATTCCTGATGATGTTTACATGGGAACCCGGATCGACTTCGTTGAGTTCAGTAAAAGTAACCCAGATTACTTTTATGCATTGAAGAAGGGGAGCCTCAAGGAGCGCCTGAACGGGATTCAGGGTGATCCAAGCTTTTACATCCGCAACGGTACTCAGCTCCTGATTCAGCCACGCCCTCAAAGTAACTCAAAGATCCGAGTAACTTACCAGAGAGCTATTCCCAAGCTGGATACGAAGCGTGGAGAGATTGAGTCTGTTACTCTTACTGGGAATACGATCTCTTCTCTGAAGATAAATGACGCGATCGCTTTTGATCGGGATTCTCTTCTTGAGGAGAACTTCATCTGCATTGCTGATAAAAACGGCGTAATTAAAATGCAATCTATTCCGATTAACGCCATTAGCACGACTGGAATTGTAACGGTTGAGCCAGGATTCGTCTTTGAAGATGGAGAAACCATCGAGGTCGGAGATAGCGTGTTCAGAGGAAAATACTCCACTAACTTTTCTCAGCTTCCCGAGGTTTGCGAGAAGGGAATGCTTGAATATACAAACGTCCGGATCAAGATCAGGGATTCTGATACTGACGCAGCCCCTATTGCTCAAGTTCTTGAGCGTATGCTTGCGACGTTGAATTCTGCCTTTGCAGAGCCTGATAATGATCCGGATTACATTACAATCTTGGATGGTCAATACTTGGGATGGGATAGCTACTAATGCCTGGACCGTATCAGCACATTCAGAAATATCAGAATTTCTTTGGGGTGGATCTCAAGACCAATGACCTTGAGTTTCGAGACGAATTTGCGACTGTCGCTGATAACGTCAACTTTTCTGCAAGTGGGACCCTTGAGAAGCGGAAGGGATATTTCACTCACGGCACTCAGGGTGCCAAGTTTGGTATCTTCACCTACAATCGGGTAAACTCATCTGGAATAGAAACTCCTGAAGTTATCGGGGTTTCAAATTCTGTAAGTAAATTAAACAAGGCTAGTCTACAGGTCACCTATAGCGGAACTTCCGCGATCTCTGCGCTGACTATTCGGTTCTTCCCCGATACAAGTGTATATAGGTGTGTCATTACAGAGCAGTTTAGTACAGTATTGGATTTTAGCCTTGGGGTTGGGGATCAGGATAACGTACCTATAACAATTACCAATCTAGTATCTGCGATTAACGCTATAGCTAACTTTTCAGCAACAGTTACTGGTGATGGAAATACTCCGGCTTCATTTCTGAATCCTTTGGAGGCTCAGGATCTCACTGGAGCTCCGGTAAGCACTTATGCTCGTTACTGGTCTAGTCTGAACACGAGTCCGCAGACTGGTAAGGCTGGGCCGCTTCAAGGTTCTGAAACCAACAAGAACGAAGAAAATTTTGAGAACGTAACTGCCGTCCAGCTTCAAAACTGTATCTACTTCTCAAACGGGTACGATCCAGTCCTGAAGTATGACGGCCAGAACGTCTACAAGGCTGGTATAGCGCCAGCTTCTGACGGATCCGATGGCACCTACGCCATTACTGCTACTGGAACAGCCGGTCCCATTGGGCCGACTCCTCCTCCTAACGTGTACGTCTGGAGGCAGCAATTCATTCAAATTGATGCAAACGGTAACTTTGTAGAAGGGAATACCGTTTACAGCTCCGAGTATAACTATGCGGAGCCTACTGGTGGGACACCAGCTACCGTAACACTTGCCAATATCCAGGCTGGATCAGGTTACAATACTAACTGCGCCATCATTACTGCATCGGGTACTGGAACGGTTATACCGGTAACAGCCGGTCATACTATGAAAGCAGGGGATACTGCATTCCTGTACGATACTGCAGCCTCCCCATCTCCAACTTATGTTACGAGAACCGTTGTCTCAGTGGGGGCATTAAGCGTCACGGTTGACTCATCGGTTGGATACTCAAATACCGCAACTAACAACCAAAACGTCATTAGCAACAATCTCAGGATTAAGGTTCTTAGAAACCAGAATACGACAGGCAGCCCCACCCTTTGGTTCGAGGTGGCTGAGATTCCTAACAATAGCTTTGCAGCGACTTCGACCTATTCAGATGTGACTCCTGATGCCAGCCTAGTATCTCAGTTTATTGAGCCAGCAACGGATCGCTCACCCCCACGTCCTGGTAAATATATTTCCTCATATATAAACCTAATGGTTACGGCTGGAAGCATCAGCAGCCCGAATGAGGTTAGCTTCTCAGACTTCGCTGGTCCTGAGTATTTCCCGCTGGTGTCTAACCAGTTCACGGTAAACAACACTCAGGGCGACATTATCACCGGCATCCATCCTTCCTCAGAGACGTTTTTGATCTTTCAGAGAAGAGGTATTCACGCCGTGACTGGGGATGTTCCCAATCAGTCGTTTCGAGTGGATACGATTACTCAGGACGTGGGTTGCAT